AAGCCAGACTACGAAACCTTCTTAGAAGAGTGGGTATCATTATATAAGTCAAAGGCTGGTGAGCGTGGTATCTTCTCCCGTACAGCTTCAAAGAAACAAGCGAAAGCTAACGGACGTAGAGAAGTAGATCACGAGTTTGGTACTAACCCTTGTAGTGAGATTATCCTACGCTCGGCACAGGTCTGTAACTTATCAGAGATTGTTGTTAGAGCTGGAGATGACTTTGCCGACCTAGAACGTAAAACAAGACTAGCAACAATACTAGGAACACTACAGTCTTCTTTAACTGACTTTAGGTATGTGCGCTCTGTATGGAAAAAGAATACAGAAGAAGAATGCCTACTGGGTGTAAGTATGACAGGCATCATGGATCACAAGTTGTTATCAGGTAAGGGTAATAAAGAACAACTGGTTGATACACTAGAGAGACTTAAGAAAGTAGCTGTAGACACTAACAAAGAGTTTTCTGCTGAGTTAGGTATTAATCAATCAACTGCTATTACGTGTGTGAAACCATCAGGTACAGTGTCTCAACTGGTAGACAGTGCAAGCGGTATTCATGCAAGGTTCTCACCTTATTATATAAGACGAGTACGCAGTGACGGTAAAGACCCCATCTCTGCATTTCTAAAAGACTCAGGTGTGTCGTGGGAGAAGGATGTAATGAACGGGGAGAACTACGTTTTCGACTTCCCTGTCAAAGCTCCTAAAGGTGCTACCTGTGTAGAGGAACTTAATGTACAACAGCAACTAGACTTGTGGGAGATATACCAAGACCACTGGTGTGAACATAAACCTAGTGTAACTATTTACTATTCTGATGACGAGTTCTTAGCGGCAGGGCAATGGTTATGGGAACGCTTAGATAAATGTTCAGGTATTAGCTTCCTACCACGTACAGATCATGTCTATGCACAAGCACCGTATGAAGCGGTAGATAAAGAAACATACGACAAACTTAAACGAGAGACCCCTTCAGAGATTGAATGGGACAGGCTAGGTGAATATGAAAAAGAGGACACCACTACTGGAACTCAGGAGTTGGCTTGCTCGTCAGGTTCATGCGAAATATAGGAATTGGATAACGGTGTTGGAGGTAGTAACGTGCCTCCACATCATCGCAAACGTCTGGCTACACTTCCCGTCATAACTGGGTTTCGTCTAACCACCCCCTATAGAGAGTAACAAATGAAGAATAACATATTCATAAGTGAAGATTTAGTAAAATATTTAAGGAAACTTTTTCCCAATAAACTCCCTAGTAGGCGCAATATATCGGAGAATGATATAGCATTTTTACAGGGGCAACAATCCGTCATTGAACGCATGGAACTCATGCTAGAGAATGACCAACCAGAAGAGATATAAATTATGTGTTTATCAACCCCTAAAGCTCCACCACCGCCACCTACTGTAATAGCACCGCCCCCACCAGAGAAAGCTCCTGCTGAACTTGAGGATGCTGTAGACTCTAACTCAACCTTAAGGAAGAAAAAGCGTAAAGGTGCTAAACAACTTAGACGAAGCAATAACACAGGCACGAACTATGCAGGACAGTCTAGTGGTGGCTCAGGACTAACAATTAAAAAATAGGATATAAATGATGCACGATCAATCTATAGCCAAAGCTTATGAGAACATGGCGGCAGATCGTGATGCTTTTCTTACACGAGCGAGGTCTTGTGCTGAGTTAACAATCCCTACACTTGTACCCCCTGAGGGACATACAGGGTCAACTCAGTATGACACACCTTATCAATCAGTAGGCGCAAGAGGTGTAAACAACCTTGCTTCTAAACTACTGATGACTCTTCTTCCTCCCAACCAAGCGTTCTTCCGTTTAACAATAGATGATTATGATCTAGTAGAGTTAGGCGGGGATGCTAGAGGTAAGGCAGAAGAAGCACTAGCTCGTATTGAGAGATCAGCAACACAGGTCATAGAATCAAAAGCTATTCGAGTTCCTACCTTTGAAGCCTTGAAACAGTTAATCGTATCAGGGAATGCTCTAGTCCATATGCCCCCTAAAGGCGGTATGAAAGTATTCAGACTAGACCGTTACGTTGTGCAACGAGACACGATGGGCAATGTCTTAAAGATTATCACCAAAGAAACAGTAGCGTATGATGCGCTGCCTAAAGATGTCTTACAGGCTCTAACAGAAAACCCTGACTATGAATTAGACACCAGTAAAAAAGAGTGTGATATTTTTACCTGTGTTAAGAGAGTGGGTAAGAAGTTTGAGGTGCATCAAGAAGTCCACGACATTGTTATTGAAAGCACAAAGGGTTCATACCCAGAAGACAAGCTCCCTTGGATGGCATTACGCTTTATTGCTGTTGATGGCAACCACTACGGACGTTCTTTCTGTGAAGAAATTGTAGGCGATTTAAAATCACTAGAAGCATTAACTAAAGCAATTGTTGAAGGTAGTGCCGCTAGTTCTAAACTATTATTCTTAGTACGACCAAACGGTACGACTAAAATGCGAAGCATTGCTGATGCCCCTAATGGTGGTATTATCTCAGGTGATGCTAACGATGTGACTACTTTACAAGCCAACAAGTTTAATGACTTTAGAGTAGCACAAGAAACAATGCAGAAGATTACAGAACGCTTATCTTTTGCCTTCCTACTTAACAGCTCTGTTCAACGACAAGCTGAGAGAGTAACAGCAGAAGAAGTACGGTACATGGCACAGGAGCTAGAGACAGCTTTAGGTGGCATCTACTCTGTACTATCACAAGAGTTCCAAGTTCCCCTAGTCAACCTCCTTTTAGCGAAGATGCAGAAAGAAGGTAAGATGCCTAAGTTCCCTAAAGACACCTTAAAGCCACAGATCGTTACTGGTCTAGAAGCTCTAGGTCGTGGACAGGATTTAAACAAACTAAGCCAGTTCTTACAAATGTTACAACCACTAGGACAGCAAGTTATTGCTAGTGAGTTAAACATTGGAGACTACTTAGATCGTCTTGGCGCATCACTAGGTATTGATACACAGGGTCTTGTGAAATCTGATGAGCAGAAGATGCAAGAACAACAAGCTATGCAAGAACAGATGCAGCAACAACAAATGATGGCAATGGCAGAGAAGGGCGTAGCCCCTGCTGTTAAAGGCATGGTTGATGCTTCACAACAGCAAGCTGAAGAATAAAACTAAAAGAGACTATTATGAATCAAGAAAGTATTAGTACACACGAAGAACAAACAGAGTCACAAGAACACATTGATGAGATGGTTGCAAAGAGTGACGAACTGGATAGATTAAACGATCCATCTCAGGCTGAACGACCTGATTGGTTGCCTGAGAAATTTAAAAACGTAGAACAGATGGCTGAAGCTTATGGTCATCTAGAGAAAAAGTTAGGTGGTGAAAGTGTAGAAGAAGGTGTTGAACCTGAAGCTGCACCCGAACCAACTCCACAACAAGAAGCAAATGACGTTAAAGAAGCAGTAGAAAATGCTGGCGTTGATTTTGATTCTTTACAGGCGGAGTACAACGAACAGGGAGGCTTATCGGAAGAAGCTTATAACAAGCTTAGTGAAGCTGGCTTCCCACAAGATTTGGTAAATAGTTGGATACAGGGACAAGAAGCTCTAGCAAACAACTACCAAAGTGCTGTCTACGATAGCGTAGGCGGTGAACAGGCTTATAGTGACATGATTACTTGGGCTGGCGATAACTTATCTGAAAGTGAAGTCGCTGCCTATGATCGAGCTGTAGGTTCAGGAGACATTGATATGGTCAAGCTGGCTGTGTCAGGATTACAAACAAAGTATCAAGCTGCGGAGGGTACAGACCCATCTCTCATAGGTGGACAATCCAGTAACTCAACAGGCGGTAATTATAGTTCTTGGGCAGAAGTTACCCAAGCTATGAGCGACCCTCGATACAATAGTGATCCAGCATACCGTCAGTCTGTTTCGGCTAAGATAGCTCGAAGCGACATACAATAGTCTCTTTATGCCCTCTTCGGAGGGCTTTTTTCAGGAACGAAACACAACGATTAATTACCTTTGACCCCTGCGGGGACAATCTAAGCGGAAAGATTAAGTGTTAAGTGACTAAACATTAAACATTCATTTAAACATTTAACAAAAGGTAAATATTATGTCTAGCAACTATGCTGCACCCTCACGATTGGGTGAAAACGCTGGTACTTCTGCTAACGCCAAGGAACTCTTTCTAAAGACGTTTACGGGTGAAGTGCTTACAGCGTTCAATACTAACAACATCGCAATGCCACTACACCGTGTACGCACAATCTCTTCAGGTTCTAGCGCACAGTTCCCACTAACAGGTATCGCTACTACTGCAACTCTTGCGGCTGGTAACGAGGTAGTACCAAGTGCTATCGCTCACAGTGAGAAAGTAGTTAACATCAATGATCTTCTAACTTCTTCCGTTTTCATTGCGAAAATTGATGAAGCGATGAACCACTATGATGTTCGCTCTATCTACTCTACTGAGATCGGTACTGCTCTAGCTAAAGCTGCGGATACAGCCGTATTCCAAGCTATTGCTGATGCGACTGACGATACTTCTGAGTACGCTCAAGGTGCTAACCAGAACAATGCTGATATTGAAATTGCTGGTACTCCTTCTGCTTCTACTGGTACTGACGTAGCTGATGCTATCTTCCAAGCTCTAGAAGCTCTAGATACTAAGAACGTAACTGGTGAGAAGTCTGTTGTCCTTGACGCAGAAACTTACTACAAAATGTTCTCTGGTTCTAACTCTAACATCGCTGGTGTAATGAACAAAGACTTCGGTACAGGTGGTAACTTGAACACTGGTACTGTTCCTTTGATCGGTGGCGCAAAAGTGTATATGTCTAACAACCTACCTTCAGGTTCTAAAGGCTTAGTATTCACTAAAGATGCTGCTGCAACAGTTAAGCTATTAGACTTAGGCGTTGAATCAGAGTACCAAGTTTCACGACAAGGTACACTAATGGTAGCTCGCTACGCAATGGGTCACAGCTCATTACGTCCTGAGTGTGCTGTTAAACTGACTAACGCTTCGTAAGATTAGTTTAGTAAACTTTAAGAACACCTCCTTCGGGGGGTGTTTTTTCTTTATTTTTTCATTGAGGTAAACATGACAACTCTAACAACACAGCTTATGGCTGTAAACTCTATGCTCTCGACCATTGGCGAAGCACCAGTCAACAGCTTAAGTTCTGGTTTAGTTGATGCTGAAACGGCTGAGACTGTACTCAATGAAGTTTCAAGAGATGTTCAGTCATTTGGCTGGAACTTCAACACTGAGCTAGATTATGTATTTAACCCTAATTCTGATGGGTGGGTACAGCTTTTTGGTGCAGTTTTACGGGCAGATTTAGCTAAATCCGAAACTAAATACAGAAGCTCAGAGAGTGAGTACGTACAACGTGCTGGTTATATGTACGACAAAGTTAAGCACACTTTTGTAATTAACAAACCTCTTAAATTAGATATTGTCGTTCTTCTAGCTTTTGAAAGTCTTCCTGAAGTAGCAAGACGATACATAACAATTAAAGCTGCACGATTATTCCAAGAAAGGGTAGTCGGTAGTGATAACCTCTCAGCCATGAACAGAGCTGATGAGCAACAAGCCCTAATCGCTTTGAAAGAAATGGAAGGTGAAAACGGGGACTATAACATATTTGACGATGGAGGCACGTACAGTGTTCTTGATCGTTCAGTCGGACACAAGGTGATCTAAATGGCTCTAGTTTCTAAAAGCATCCCCAACCTGATTAATGGGGTGTCTCAACAACCCCCAACACTTCGCTTGGATAGTCAGGGAGAAGAGCAAGAAAACGGTTTATCAGATGTGGTTGATGGTCTTAAGAAACGCCCACCTGCTGAGTTTATAAAGACTCTTATTAAAGTTGACTCTATAAGCCCTGTAGGAAATTTATATTCAAACTGGTATGGCAGTGAGACTGCGGTGCTTTCTCGTATATCGGCTGATGATTATACGTGGCATACTTACAAAAGAAGTGATGACGAAATGTACACCGTTGCGGTTGAGCTTGGTAGCCCAAACCCACTTGTAATTGTATACGATGAGGGTGGTAATTTACGTTATCAATCAAACGTGGGGAGTTTTAGGGCAAACGGTAATAGGATAGGCAGTGCTATCAATCACAACACGCAATCCTACTTAGGAAATGTAAGTAAGGTTAAATTTACAACCGTTGCCGATGCCACGTTTATTGTTAACACTGATAAAACAGTAGCTGTTCCCAGCTCTAATCAAGGAGAACTGGCACACGATACACATAAATCTCTAGTTTATCTCAAGAGTGTAAATTACGGGAGAAAGTATACAGTTGTATTACGTAGATCAACAGGCACTGTGTTAGCGCAATCCGAGTACACAACAGCCAAGCAAACAACCGACACTTCAACTGA